TTTCTACGAAATGGGCAACCTATACGGAAAGTTCAACTGCATCTATTGCAAAAACACAACATTTGGATTGTCACCAAAAGAGTGTGAGCACTGTGGCTGTGATGTGTTGGAGTATGGAGAGGTTAGCCTTAGAGAAGACTCCTTAAGAATTGCTGGTCATACAGACGGTTGGATTAAAAATCTTGGTGAAGATTGTTTAATTGAAATAAAGTCTATTGGTGCTGGCACTCTCAGATTTGAGGCTCCTGACCTTCTTTATGATGCTGATGGAGATGTCACAAGGGCTTGGAAGAACATTCGTAGACCATTCCGTAGTCACCTTCTTCAAGGTCAGATGTACCTAGAATTGGCTAGTCGTATGTACGGTGATGAAGCACCTAAAGAGATTGTGTTCATTTATGAACTAAAAGCAGACCAGGATTACAAAGAATTCACTGTCAAAGCAAACTTTGAAATAGTCGAAAGAGTTTTTAATGCAGCCAAAAAAGTAGTGGACGCAGTAGAGGCTGATAGTATTCCTAAATGCAATGTATCTCCAGATGGGTGTAAACAATGCGACTTAATTCCGTAAATACTTGGGACCCTCTATTAGAGAAGGCTATTGCAGTACCCAAGCCTACTTATGAGTTAAGCCCTCTACCACCAGATATCACCTCACTTAGCAGTGAGCAGTTGGCTGAACTATTTACTGTGCTGACTGGTTGGGCTGATTACACAGCCTCTCAGTTAGCGGAAGCACAGTTACAGGAAAGAGGAGCCCAACGAGCCTTAGACCTAAAGACCAATAGGTTAATGGTTGAAAAGATGGGTTCTGCAACAAAAGGCGATAAAGTTACCTTAATTAGGGCGCAGATAGCGATTGACCCTGAAGTTCTGGAACTTGAAGAAGAGTTCGAAAAGAAGTATGCTCGTCGCAAGATTCTAGAGATGATGCTCAACAATCAAGAGCGAGACATCACCCTAGTTTCAAGAGAGATAACTCGTAGAACGGCTGGAGGGCCGAGGAGGGAATACGTATGAGAAAGTTATTAGCACTTGTTTTACTATTAGTTGGAGTTTCATTTCCAGCACAAGCAAACACACCTACAGTTGCAATCATTGATGTCGGGTTTAACTCAACATTATTTCCAAATAACGTGGCATATGAAGTTTGCATTGTCTCAGTAGCCGCATGTCCTAATGGAACTAGGTTTCAAGAAGGTGCTGGAGCAGCATCAGTTCCTGCTAATGCACTTCCTGCATTTGCCCACGGCACAACAATGCTTTCAATCCTTACGTCAGTAAATCCTGATGCAAAGGTTATTTTAATTCGAGTTCTTGGTATGAATACAAACGGAAGAGCAGGTGCCTATACGATTGACGACATCACTACTGCTCTTCGTTGGGTCGTAAACAATGCTTCGCGCCTAAACATCAAGGCTGTAAGCATTTCTCAAGGAAGAGTAAACGCCCCTTGTAGAGCAACTCCCGAACTTACTGGTGCAATTTCTTCCTTGAAAAAGCAAGAGGTAGCAGTAATAGCATCGACAGGTAATGAGAAGAACAGAACCAATATCGCTGTTCCTGCCTGTATTGATGATGTCATCTCTGTTGGAGCAACAGACAATCCTGCTTCATCAGGTGGCGCAGCGTGGGATAAGGCCGCAACACCAACCATCGCTTTGTACAGCAATGGCAGTGCAACTACTGACTTCTATACCAATGGTCGCTTCTTCCACACTGCACAGAATGGCTCACGGCAGTTTGCTGTTGGCACATCCAACGCCACAGCAGCATTTGCTGGCTTTTGGATGAAGAATCTAAAGCCCACAATCAATGAGACTTATTCAAGTATTGCAACTACTACAACCTCAAACCAATGGTTAACAGGAAGGTATGTACTAATTCCATGAGTGAACCAATTCTGCCTGAGGCACATCAACTTATAAACAATGAGAGAAACGCTTCCTACGACCACCCTCTCGATAACTTTGAGAGAATCAAGAAAGGTTGGGAAGTAATCTTTGGCATTAACATAACTGAAGAGCAAGTAGGCCTTGCCATGGCATGGGTCAAGATTGCACGAGAAGTTTACAAGCATAAGAGGGATAACTTGGTAGACGGCGCTGGTTATCTTGGAACTGTAGACATGGTCATTACTGAAAGAGAACGCCGTGCCAACCAAGTCATTTGACGGCAATCTTGAAAAGGGCAACTCAGTAACAATAGGCATTGACCAATCACTTACTGGGTTCGCCTTTACTGCTTTGCAAGTAAATGAGCCATCTAAATATCACACTTGGGTATACAAGTCACCTTACTTTGGTGTTGAACGTTTAGTGGATATTCGGCAGTTTTTGTTTGACCATTTTGACTATATTTCTGAAACCCATGCCATAGACAAGATTGCAATGGAAGGCACTGTTCTTGCCAGTCATTCCGCATTAGTACTAGGTGAATTATCTGCCCTAGTAAAGTTGACTATCTACGACTACTTTGATGACGATACTAGATTTCCAGTAGTGGTTCCTCCTATGACCCTAAAGAAGTATGCAGCAGGCAAGGGAAATGCAAAAAAACAGGAGATGCTGCTTCAGATGTATAAAAGATGGGGTATAGAGTTCAATGACGATAATGCTGCCGACTCATACGCCTTGGCTAGATTGGCTGCTGGTATAGCCAAAGACAAGGTCGAAGAGGCTGTAGTAACTCAAATGCAGGACCTCAAATATCGAGACCAATCCAGAGATTAGTTCTACCATTTTGCCCTAGGAGCGGCACTACATCGGAACCAAAGGACTAATATCTGTGACTACAGAAGTAATCTCTACAGAAGAACCGTTTTTACGAGTAAGCGCAGGGTCAAACCCTCAATCGGTAGCATCAGCAATCGCTCACGCAATATATGAAAAGCACGAGGTAAAACTACGTGCTGTAGGCGCTGGAGCAGTAAATCAGGCTGTAAAAGCAATTGCAATCTCTCGTGGCTATGTCGCACCTCGTGGCATGGATTTAACCTGTAAACCAGGCTTTACCACTATTGAAAGCCGCGATGGAGAGATAAGCGCCATCGTATTCGTCATTACAGCCAGTTAAAACAGGCTTATCCTTGGAGTAAGCAAGGGAGTTATTTATGGCAACTTGGTCAGATATGGGTCATGCAATGCGTCGTCGCATGGGCCTTTCAGCAAGCCACTCAGAATCGGTAGGTACTATGAAAAATAGAAACATTGATACCCCAGAAGAAGTTCTAGCATCAGCAGCACACTCTTCTAGTCCACGTCGTTACGTCGGAACAGGCTATGAAGGTGTGACAAACGTTAGTGCAAAGCCACTACGTGGAAAACTAATGCCTAAGAAGAACACACAGGCTGGAGACCCAACAATCATGAACAAAGCAAACCGCAAGAATGTATCTGCAGGAAATGCAGCACAGTCTGAGCGCATGGGTGCTCGTTATGTTGTTGGTGCAAAGTTCCCAGCAGTTCATTCAATCGAAGCATCAGCAACTCTTGGTAATGCAAAGATTGTCCCATCAGTTCGTGGACGTCAGAGTGCTGACTTTTCTTACGGAATGGATAGCGGTAACTAAAAGTGCCAACACAACCTCGTTCTTATTCACAGTTCGGGGATGATGATGTAGTAAGACCTCAGACATTGGATGTCGAACCACCGATGGCTCTTGGTTCTTCTACTGCAGGCTCATTCCAGCAAAGGACTGCATGGCGTACGCCTCGTGGTGGACAAACTCCTTTGTCGTATTCAAAGCGCACTGCTGGAACAACTTTTAAGTTTGATGATGACTCCTCTCCTAATTTGCCTCGCTCTGATAAAGGAGTAGGCCGTGGTACTGAGTAACGCTGAGTTTGCAAAGTTAGCAAACGAAGGTGGCGCAAGCCGTAACTTTCAAACCCTTGAACCTGCCGAAGGTCCTGGAGTTATGGTGTCTAAACCTGGCGCAGAAAGAATAACTCCTGCTCCACTTACTTCCGACCAAGCCAAATCATTTATGAAGCAGCATGAAGTACAAGCAACTGGTCATGAATATCAGGGAGCATGGAAATCTGGCGGAAAAATCTTTCAAGATGTAAGCCGTAAACACTCTGACCTTGAGTCTGCTCGTATTGCAGGAGAGCGTGACAAACAAATTGCAGGGTATGACCTTGGTGGAACTGACGTGCGACGTCCTGAAGGTGGCAACGTTTATTTTAGTCGTCAATTAAAGGGCATTGAATCAGACCCAGAGTTTCGTGGAAGTGCGAAAGAGACCAGCGCTTCAGAGCGTATGGAACCAAAGCCAAAGGCTATGGAGTTTGTTGAACAATCTCACATTAGCCGTGCTGCACGTCTACGTGGCAAACCAATATCAATTAATGAAGTTTATGCAAAGATTGCAAAGAACCGGAGAGGAAGAGGTGTCTGATGCCAACAGGCTCAAATAACTTTTCCGCATCTCAAAACTGGCAATCACTAGGTGCTGGCGGATTTTATGGTTATAACAACCAAGGTGGTGCAGGAACTCCTGTAGCACACGACACTATGGACGCTTTGCGTATTGGTGTTGGTCGTGTCCCTTCTGCAGAGTATCCAGATGGTTATCTTGGAACAATTCGTTCACGTCGTGATGACAGGCTTCTCGACTCAGTAAAGAGTCGTGTAAACCAGAAGGCTTATCAGCGTGGTGTTCACAAAGGTGAGCGTATTGAGCCGTCCATGTACTTCTGGCCTCAAGAGTTTAATCCAGACATGGGTATTCGTCGTCAAATGATGGCGCAAGCAGATGCCAGCAGAGGCGCAGTTGTTTATCGTGCACCTCGATTTGCTCCACAAACACAGTTAACACCTGCTCCACATCTTGTCAATGACGGTAAATCAAACCTCGTTTCAGATGCTCCAGGTGAGATTGATGTTCGTCGCCAGAATATGTTGGCTTATTTGAAACCTGCGTGGCGATAATGGCATTTTTTGGCGTAAACGAACATGGTCGCTTTGATAGAAACTTAGCGCAACAGCAATTTGATGTACACGTACAGAACATCATGAACAAGTATAAGGAAGCAACTCCTAACTTGTTAAAGGGCGGTTCTGAATGGTATGAGCGTGCTCATGACGAGGCCAAAAAAGTTGGTGGTGGTGATGTTCGTAAAGGCGCAGGAGTAATTGCTGCACTTTCTCCACTAAGTGACTGGAATCGTAACGTTGCCGAAGCGCATGAAATGAGCAAAACAGGAACAGTTCGTAGCGCTCTTATTCCAGCAAACGTAGACAAGGCTCATAGAATTATGTCTGGTGAAGACCCACATGATGTTCTTGGTGGGCACAAAGTAAGAAGTTTTTTTGAAAACATTCACGACCCAAGCAACAAAGAGCCAGTAACAATTGACCGTCATGCGTATGACATTGCAATGGGTCACCCATTTGTAGGCACTGGTCGTAAGTCAACGCCACGTGGTGGTGGAGGAAAGATGTCTCCTGACATTGGTTTATCTGCAAAAAATCGATATGACCATTTTGTTCAGGCTTATCACACCGCTGCTCAAAACTTAGAAGTTGAAATTCCCAATAAGGCGCAAGCAGTTTCTTGGGTTACACATAGAGGTGCGCTATGACCCAGAAGTATGACGGAGTCTATGACTACACAAAGCCATGGCGTGCACCTGTTCAACCTGACCAAGTAGCAAAGCGCTGGCAATACAACGGCCCATGGGCAAGCAACATGGAGCGTTTAACACAGCAGGCTCTCATGGTTGGCACTATTCCTGGAGCAGATATTGCTGAGATGGTTCGTCCACCATTGCCACAGATTCGTCTATTCCCAGACCGTTATGGCTATGACCGTCGTGCCGTAGGTATTGATGACGTTGTAACCGTTGACCGCAATTACGTTGAGCCTCGCACTTCCTGGTACTCAGGAAGCCCTGCAGGTTACACTGGAGCATCTAGAAACACGTTAGGAAGTGAATAATGGCTGACGATGGCGATGGCATGCTGACCATGGAATTGCAGGCTGAAAATCTCACAAAATACAATGGGTCTTCTAACTGTCCGACCTGTGGGATGATAATTAACCCTGTAGAATTTCTAGCAAATCAAGGGCACTGCACAGGCTGCACCACAGCCAAACGGCAGAAGAGAGCAAAGGAATTAATGCAATAATGTTTAATGACCGCAGAAATGCATCTCTTCCTAACTCAGACTCTATGACACAGAAGTATGGAACTAATCTTCCTGGTGCTACAAAGAAGAAGCGTTCTGTAGAGCAGTGGGACGCCAGAGCCTCTGTACTCGCTGCAGGCCGTGCTGGAAGCATTAAATCTGCTCCTAAATCAAGAAAGAAAGGCAAATAAATGGCAGTCAACTCATCTCGTTCGATGAACAAGTCTCTTGATGCAGGAGCGACAGACGGCAAATACCGCAAAGTTCGCCCAGACACAGAAGAGAACGCAATGAACACCTCAGCAACTGAGGCTAATCGTCAATCGTTGCATCCGTTCTATGGATATGGTTTTATTAATACTGAATATCCAAACAAGGTAAATCCAGGTAAGTAATCATGGCTAAAAGAGTAACTCACAAGAATCTTGGAGAAGCAGTCGCTGCTAAGGAGCCTTTCGTAGGCCCAAGCAGCCGTGGTGGTTCTATTGCTGATGTTGGACATGGAACAGGAATGTTGCCTTCCGACCTTGCAGAAACAATGCGTTCACACAATCCTTCTTATGTAATTAAGTCTTATAACACTCCGGTTGCATGGCACGGAGACCAGGGTTGGGTAGTTCCAGATGTTAAGTACAGCCGTACAACCTCACGTTTGCAGGGAAGTATTAAACGTTCCATCAATCAACACTTTGTTGATGGACACGACGGAGCAAAGGCGTAATTATGGGAAGCATGCATGCTGAAGAATTTGCGTCAATGAAAGGCAAGAATAAAGACTTAGGTCTTCTTGCTCACTTACAGGGCAATCACTATCCACCAATTCCTGCTTCTATGCTTGGTCCATCAAAGCGTGCTATATCTGCTGTTAATCGTGGAAAGCATGATTCAAAGATTAAACTTCCAGAGGGAGTTACATGGCGCGGTCAAAAGCATGCTCCAGCACACGCTATCGTGGAAGGCCATCACTTACACGCATGGCTTAAGCCAACAGAAGACTAGTGGCTAAAGGTAGAGGCGGAAAGCCTGCTGTTTCTAAAGTTATGACCAATGATGGTCGTAAGAACGGAAAAGCACGTAAAAAACACCCAAAAACTAACCGCAAAACAGGAAACTCCTGCTGCGGATATTCCATTAAAAGAACTGATAGATTGGGGCATGACCAAGGTCATCGCAAAACAGCCGTAGCAGCATAAGGAGAACAATGAGCAACGTACCAATACTCGGAGAAAAGAAAGATGTAGGCGGTCCTGTATTCAGACTTTTACATTGCCTAGTTTGTGATTCTCTTGAAGAACTTCCTCCCTATGAAGGTCCTGTAGAACAGGATTACCTTCTTGCTATTGCGTGTGAGAAACACGTTTTTCCATCAGGAGAGCCTCATAAAGGCAAACTATTTGTTATGCCCATTAAGTATTGGGCAGATTCTAACTCCAAAAAAGAAATCATTCGTCAAATAAAGGGTGGTGGCTCTAAGGGTCTAGACGAGTTTGATGACAAGTTCTACGAGTCTCGTTCTACCTTTATGGAAGACGCAATGAAGTGTTATCAGGCTCATAATAAACCAAAAGATGGATGTTCTGATTGGCACACTAAAGAGAAGATGTTGATTCCTAACACTATAAAAGAACGCAAGGCAGAAGGTCTTGGTAAGTACCAAGATGAGGCTGGACCAAAAACTTACTTATGCGACTTTTGTCCTGTAGCAGTCGCAGTAGCACAACGTAAACAGAAACTGATAGGACTGTAAATGGAAGAGATAAATAACGTAACTGACCCCGTTGAAAAAGAAAAGGCTTGGGAAGATTTAGGGAGGCCAGAAACTCCTCTAAATGCAACTTTTAGGTTTGTAGTGACTGCTTTATCAGATGGTTCTTTAAAAACAACTGTTGAAGAAGCCGACGAGATAAATAGGCTATATCGCACTGCTACTACCTACGATATATACCAATCTTGCAAAGAGATTTCTTCTGATATTGATGCCATGATGTTGGCAGACCGTGTAGCAAAAACAGTTCTTAGCGTTATAAAGCCCCAAGATTCAGCCAAAGAATTGAAAGAAAGACTTCTCTCCGCACTGGGCGATAGAGGGATAGAAACACCTAAAGCCTAATTGGACCTAGACTAGGCATATGGAACGCCAGTTAGGTCTAGAGCAAATAGCGGAGCCCGTTGAAATTCAGCGTGGCTCTACTTCGTACTTCTCACAACCAGAAGAAGAGTTAGACCCACAATTATTCACTGGCACAGTTCTCAAAGGCTGGGTGCGGAACGGAATTCTGCAACTTCTATTTGGATTTTTGAATGAACAGTACCGACACCCAGACCTTTGGGCCCACACATGGATTGCAGGTTCTGCGGTCTCCTATCAATGGGCTGCACATCGTGACCCAGGTGATATGGATGTATTAATTGGTGTTGATTACGTGCAGTTCCGTAGAGCACATCCAGAGTATGTTGGGCTATCTGATACCGAAATTAGCAAGATGCTCAATGAAGACTTTAGAAACTATTTACAACCAGAAACAACAAACTGGCATGGTTTTGAAGTTACCTTTTATGTAAATCCTGGTGCTACAGATATTCGTACTATACATCCATACGCTGCTTACGACTTGAAGCATAACGAATGGACTGTATTTCCACGTAAAACCACTGCTCCAAACAATCCTGCATGGGAGAGAGCAACGCAACGTGACCGCTCCATGGCTATGGACATTGTTACTCGTTACTCTAAGGCATTAACCGAAGTAAAGTCTGCTCCCAACGATGCTGCACGTCGCAACGCTGAATACAAGTTACAGCAGTCTTTACAACAAGGCGCAATGCTATTTGAAGACATTCATCAGTCTCGCAAACTTGCATTTGGTGAGTTTGGTAAGGGTTATGATGACTTCTACAACTATCGTTGGCAAGCGGGTAAGAAGTATGGGACAGTACCTGCTCTTCGTCAGATGCACGATTACTTAAAAGAGTATGAAGGCAAGCAGGCAGAAGAAACTTACGGAGTGGAATTGCCTGACACACAAACACTTATTCGTAGAGCAGCGACATACAGAGTAAGGGAGTAATTTGAATATAATTCTTTCATTAGACGGGGTACTTAGGGCGGAATCTGGAGAACCAAACCGTACAGGAGTACTGGTTTACTACGCTCTCAACAACCTTCATCGAGTTGCTCTCATTACTAAGGGCGAATCTGTAGATGCAAAGCATTGGCTAAACTCTCATGGAATTATTGGGTTTGATGATTTGCTAGACAATTCCGTAGAATTGTCTGGCGAAGACCTAAAGAGACGTCAGTTCATCTTAAGTCGTCAAAAAGCGCCTGTAGAACTGTATGTTGACTCTGACCCATCTATGTGTGCATGGGTTATGGAACAAGGTATACCTACGTTACTCGTCAGTAACCCAAGTTACTTGCCAGTAGAGCATCGTCCCGATGCGCCAAATAAAGTTCGTAAATGGTCAGACATAGAAAACTCTATTACAAAAGTTAATATTGCTAAATCGAAGTACGCAGCCCAACCCAAAGACGCAACTCTGTGGGATGACTAATGCTTATCTTCTCAGGAACAGAGGTTGGCAGTAATCGTACCCTCCTTGAGGGTCTCAAAGTTGAGTCGATGGGACTCAACTATTGGGGATTACGCAAACGTGGATTGCCTAAAACAAAGTCTTGGCTTATTTCCGAACATTTTGATACTAATGTAAAGGTTTATATTGAGTCTGGAGCATCTCAAGCGGACAAGGCAGGCCTGTCTAGGCAGGAGTTACTAGACCTTGCCGCTGACTACCAGGAGTTCCTAGTAAATAACGCCGATAGGGCCGCAGCCTTCCAGGAGTTTGATTCACAAGTTTTGGGCCGAGAATGGATAGAACAACAGCGTCCCTTCTTTAGTAACGACCCTAAACTATGGGTAATCTGGCATCAAGAGTACGGGTTACTTAATCTAAAAGAACTCTCACAGCAATTCCAAAACATTGCAATACCTAATGAAGAGATTGAATCAGTAACCAATCTATCCGGTATAACCAGAGCCTACGAGAGACAGTTTGGAACCCGCTATCACGCTCTGGGATGTGCGAAGCCAGACAACCTGAGACAGATACCATTTGCCACAGCCAGCACATTGTCGTGGCTATCGCCCATGAGAAGAGGCGAGACGATTGTCTGGGATGGAACTAAGTTAGTAAGATATCCCAAGAAGATGAAAGACCAAGCCAGACTTCGATACAAGGCTATTGTAGAGGGCGCAGGTCTAGACTATTCAGAGTTTGTAAAAGATAGTACCCTCGAAGCCACTAGGGTTGCCGTGTGGTCTTACCTACAGTTGGAGAAGTCAATGGATAAGAAGAAGCCCGATTTACACATCATTGAGGGTGGTAAAAAAGAGGAAGTATCTGATAACAGCGATACACCACTAATGACAGGTTTGATGGAATTGATGGGGGTACCTTCTGATAACAGTGGAGTAGAAGGGAGGAAAGTGGAGCGAAGTGAAGTGGTCCAAAGAGACCCTGAAGAGATGCAAAATTTGCCTGTATTCGGCTTCAATGTAAAGACTGTAGTAGAAACGGATGAGAATGGAAGAGATGTCCTCAAAGATGTGCCCGTCGTTCAAACGCAGAGTAGTTCAATTCGTCAGTGCAACACTTGCTTTGTCGCTGCTAATTGCCCTGCTTTCAAGCCTAATAATAACTGTGCTTTCAATCTTCCAGTAGAAGTAAAGACTAAGGAACAACTAAAAGCCCTGCTCACAGCCATAATTGAGATGCAAGGCCAGCGTGTAGCCTTCATGCGTTTCGCTGAAGAAATGAACGGCGGATACGCTGACCCCAACGTTTCACAGGAGATTGACCGCCTATTCAAATTGGTCAATCAGGTCAAGGAGATGGAGACCAATAAAGAGTTTATACAGATTACAGCCCAGCGTCAGAGTGCTGGTGGAGTGCTCTCAGCCATCTTTGGTGACCGTGCACAGGCTCTAAAAGAGTTACCTGAAACACTTAAAGAAGATACTGTTACAAAGATTATCTCTGAGTCAATAGAAGACCAGTAATCTGATAACAGCAGTTATCAGGGCATGAAATAGGGTTCACCCTGTATAGATTGCTTTGAGTATTCAACGAAGTTAGCAAGTGCATGATAGGTTTTATACCATCACAATAAGCCTCCCTTTTGGGGTATTTGACAATCTGATGAAATGGTAGGGGAAATGAACTATTTTTCTTTTAAGTTAGCCGATGACTTTGTTGCCCAGTACAAGGACAAGAAGGCACCTTTTGGCTATCGAGATGCTGGTGGAAACTCGGTAGGTGAAATTACCTTCCTTCGTACCTATTCGCGTCTCAAGGCAGATGGTCGGAAGGAGACATGGGTTGATGTATGCGAACGCGTAATCAATGGCATGTATTCACTTCAGAAAGACCACGCAAAAAGCCAGAGACTTCCATGGTCTGATGCGAAGGCAGCAGCCTCAGCAAAGGAAGCCTTCGATAGATTATTTAATTTGAAGTGGACACCGCCTGGACGAGGTTTGTGGGTTATGGGCACACCGCTAGTAAATGTCCAACGAAACTCGGCAGCCCTACAGAATTGTGCTTTTGTGTCTACTGGCTCTATGACTAAGACAGACCCAGCAAAGCCATTTGCATTCTTGATGGAGGCATCAATGCTTGGTGTTGGGGTTGGCTTTGATGATAAGGGCGCAGACAAAGACTTTACTATCTACGAACCACAAGGAGAACAGCCCTATGACATCCCAGATACCAGAGAAGGCTGGGTCGAATCAACT